CCGGACTCGATCCCGTCGCGATCCTTGAAGGTGACCCGCACGCGCCCATCGTCGCCGATCTCGGAGACCCGGCCCACCCGGATCAGCCCGGTGAGCAGCTCCTGCACGCGCTCGTCGCCGAGGGTCATGGGGTCGCCTTCTTGATCTTCACGCGCACGGTGTAGCCCGCGCCGATCGTGTGTGTGGCTGTCTCGACGAGATACTTCCCGTCGAGCTTGGCCCACCCGGCGAGCGCGATGCAGTTGCCGGCGACCAGGCGCACGTCGCCCATGACGGTGAGGGTCCCCTCGGCGGAGTGCTCGGTCCTGGCGAGCAGCGCGGCCTTTGCCTTGGCCTCGGCCTCAGCCTTCGACCGCGCCCGCATGCGGATGACCTCGGTCGCAGCGTCGTCGAAGCTCTGCGACCGCGCCCGCATGCGGATGACCTCGGCCGCAGCGTCGTCGAAGCTCTGCGGCTCCAGCCCCAGGGGATCATCGGGGTCAGGATCCCGGAAGGCCTCCGCGGCGGTGATGGTCGACTCCTGCACGTCCCCGATCCACGGGTCCTGATAGAGGACCTTGACCCGCGGTGTGTACAGGTAGGCCTTGACCTCGAGATCCCAGCTCAGCACCCGGCTCTCGCCGAGCGTGTACGTGAGGACCGAGGCCTTGAGCGCGTAGTCGGCCACCGACCAGACGACGAGCTGGCCAGCCTGCACCTTCGTCGCGTAGTGCCGCTCACCGGCGATCCGGGCGAGGAAGGCCAGATCGGTCTCGCTGTTCTGGACGATCCGATCCAGGGGCCCGGTGTCGTCGGCATCCCAGACCAGAGTCATACGGGCAGAGGCTGCCACGTCCTCGGCGACGGTGCGGAGGGTCGTGCTCTCCCATGCTCGGGAGCGCTTCGTCTTGCGGGCCGCGAGCCCAGTCGGGACCGAGACGGCGGCGATCCGCACCGTGGAGGGGGGGCCCGCCATGGTGAGCTTGTCGAGGGTGAAGGTGCCGCAGTACAGCGAGCCCTCGCCCTCGCCCCAGTCGTCGGCATGGATCCGCACGGCGAGGGTGTCGCCCTGACCCGGGAGCCAGTCGCCACGCCAGAGGGCCGTCCGGTCCTCGAGCTCGATCGTGATCTCGTCGGCCTTGCCGCCCTGGTGGTCGGTGTAGGTCACGCCGAGCAGGTAGGGCGCCAGGTCCTCGGAGATGTCCGTCCCATCGTAGACCACCTCGGCCCGAGCACGGCGGGCGAGGGTAGTCATGCGGAGCGCCAGGGGGGGAGGTTGGCCGCGGCCTCATCGTCGGCGGGCACGGCGGGCACGGTCAGCTCGATCCCGGAGGGCAGGCGGACGAGGTAGGCATAGGCGGGGTTGGCGAGGAGCAGGAGGTCGAAGTGCCGCTCGTCGCCGAGCAGACGCAGGGCGAGCGCATCCCAGGTGTCGCCCGCCTCGGTCGTCGTCGAGCTGACCCTAGCCATACGCGAGCCTCTGCTGCTGCTCCTGGGCAGCCTGCAGGCGCTCGAGGAGATCGTCGTTGCCCTTCTTGATCGCGGCGGCGACCCCCCCCTTGTTGGCCTCGGAGCCGCTCAGTGTGATCTGCGGCCGGTAGTCTACGGACAGGGGGGCGCTCACCTGGCGACCCTGCTCCCGCTGGCGCATGGCACCGGCGAGGGCGGCGCTGGACTCCCCGAGCGGCTTCGGTCCGCCCCCCTCCACTGCGGCGATCCCGCGGTCGAGGCCGCCCCCCACCGTGGAGGTCAGCTCTGCGAGGTGAGGGGCCATCTCGGCAGGGACGAGGGAGGCAAGGGCGAGCCCGAGGCGGAGCGGTGCGGCCAGGATTCCGATGATCTGGGCGGCGACCCAGCGGACCGTAGCTATCACGTCGTCGCTCCAGCGGTCCCAGATGGCGGAGAGGGCGCTGGCCATGGTGGCCATGCCCTCGGCGGCCAGGCCGAAGAGCCAGCTCAGCACGGCCCAGACAGCGTCGGCCATGGCCGCGAAGAACCCGACGATGGCGGCGACAGCAGGCTGGATCGTGTCCCAGACCAGGCTCAGGACCGCCAGCTTCCACCGGACGAGCTGCCCGATGATCGCGACGATCGGCCGGACGACGAGCATCAGGACGTCGACGGCCGCGAGGATGACGAGCTTGACCCCGCCCCAGACCCACAGCCACTTGGCCCAGATCCAGCCGGCGGCGGCTTCGACCTTCTCCCAGGCGTCGGAGGCGAAGCGAGCGATCACCGTCCCCACCGCCCGCACCACGGCGCCGAGCTCGTCCCAGTAGTGGATCACCAGGACGATGAGCGCGGGCAGAATCCAGAAGGGGAGGGTGAGCCAGCCGAGCACGCCGAGGAGTACCTTCGCGGTCGTCGAGGCCTCCCCCAATGCAGCAGTCCAGCGGTCCCAGTAGACGAGCGCCGCGGTAATCACCGCAATCTCCGCCAGGATGGCGAGCACAATCCATGTGATGGGGTTGGCCAGCATGGCCACGGTGAAGCTCCACGCGGCCCAACTCGCAGCCCCGAGAGCGAAGGCGAGATTGACGACCCCGGCGACGATTGGAGCGAAACGGATAGCAGCTAACACGACGGCGAGGTCCTCCCATCCCCCCACCATGTCCTTGACGGCGACGATCAGCTCCCACGCCTTCTCGGCGACCTCGTAGATCCGAGTCCCCAGCGCCCGCAGACGAGGGCCCGAGGCCTCCAGCCATGCCACGAACTGGGCGGCCAGCTCCTTGACCCTGGCCTGGTTCGACGCCAGCCAAGTGGCCAGCTTCTCGAAAAGCCGGGTGAAGAGGGGCAGCAGTTGGACGCCGATCGTAGTTATGAGCCCGCCGAAGGAGAGCTTCAAAATGAGGAGCTGGTCGTTGAATTTCGCGCCGTTCTGCGTAGCTCCGCGGCCGAGTATTCCGCCGGTGAGCCTGGCCTGCTTGCGGAGCCGCTCGAGGCCTTCGCTTCCTTCGTCGAGGAGCACGCCGAGCTTCTTGGCCCCACGGCCGAATAGCGATTGACTCGCCGCGGCCTTTTCGGCTGCGGTCGGGAGCTGTCGGATAGCGTCGGCCAACGTGGCGAACGCCTCCTCAGGCTTCTGATGGGCCAGCGCCTCGGCGCTCAACCCAAGCTGATCCAGGTAGCGCTGGGCCTCCCCCGTGCCCTGGACGGCCTGCCCGAGCTGGACCTGCATCTGCCGGAGGGCGAGGCTCATGTCATCTTGTGAGGCTCCGGAGCGCTGGGCGGCGTACCACAGCTCCTGCAGGGCCTCGACCTCCATCCCGAGATTCTGCGAGGTCTTGATCGCCTTGTCGCCCAGGTCGGCCGTGGACTTGGCGATCAGGAAGAGTCCGCCACCCGCTGCGACGGAGACCATGGTGAGCTGGCGGGCGAGGGTCCCCACCTGCTGGCGCACGTTGCCGAAGCTGCGGCCCACACCACGCCACGCCTTCGTGAGCCGCTGTTGCCTGGCCAACCGCTCGGACTGCCTCTGTAGCAGGGCGATCCGCTTGGAGGCCAGCCCCGTTGAACGGCTGAAGCTGGCCGCAAGACGACCCCCGATCCGGAAGGCCATCTCATAGACTCGCCCTCTGGCCATCGGTCTCCCTCAGTGCGTGCGCTGCGCCTTCATTTCTGATGCGACGATCTCGACCCACTCGGCCAGCTCGACCACAGGCAGATCGAGCCAGTAGCCCACCGGCGTGTAGGTCGCCATCGCTAGGCGGACTGCGGCCTGCTTCAGGTCTCGCTCGTCGTCGCGGCCAAACCCAACGCCGAGCCGAGTAGAGAACCCTGGGCCTCGAGGAGCAGCTCGTTGAAAACCGGCATGGGCAGCTCGCCGAAGACGTCCTCGGGGATCTTCGTCGCCCGCTCCAGCGCAGAGAGGAGATAGCGCTCGTCCATCTCGGGCTGCATGACGTCGTGAATCTTGCGCCTCCGCAGCCGCTGCATGATGATCAGCTTGTCCTTGCCCTTGAGCAACTCCAGCTGATCCGTGTCAACCTCGGAGTAGGTCTCACCCTCCCACTCGATGGGCGAGGGGAATTTCACGATGGCCATGGTCTACAGCCCCAGGTCAGTCCGCACGGCGGCGAGGTAGTCGACCCCGTTGACCAATGCGATGTAGTTGAGCGGATCGATCTCGACGTAGGCCGTGCCCGCCAAGAAGATTTTGATGTAGCGGACCGAGAACTCCATGCTCGGCTCCTGCAGGGACCCGGGGGCCAGCGTCCCCAGCGGAGAGGACTTGGGCACGGCCCTTGTCACGACCTTGAGCGCGAGCGTCTCGAACTCGCCGAGGGAGCCGTTCCAGCGCTGGATCGATCCCCGCAGCTCGAGGGCGTGGGCCCGGGGCTCCATGAGCTTGAGCGCCTGGACTTCGGTCACGCGCCACTTGATCGTCATGCTCATGGCCGCGTAGTGGCCCAGGGTGGGGCTGTCGACCGTCCCGGCGATCCCGGCCCCGGAGACCTCCTCGCTTTGGGCCTGGAGCGTGGGAAGCTCCACGTCGGCCAGGCCGAGCAGGCGCCCCTCGTCCGCGTCGAAGACCTCGAAATTGATCAGCTTCTCACTTACAACGTTGGCCACGGCGGATCCTCCGTTAGGGCCTCAGCCCCAGGACAGCTCAGGATGGTGCGGGGTGGGCCAGCTCAGCCGAACAGGGCGGCGAGGGCGGTGGCGTCGTACTCGATCACGAACTGGATGCTCTCGGCCGGGGGCGGTGGCGTCCAGTAGATCCGAAACGTCATGTCCCCGTCGAGCAGCGAGGTCGTCGGGTTGTCCGCCTCGGCGAAGACGCACTCCCCGTCGATGATGGCCCCCGCTCCCTTCAGCCCGTTGAGGTAAATATTGACCGAATCCACGATCGACTCGATGAGCCGCCGGTTCATGGCCGCGTCGACCTTCGAGAAGTAGTTCAGGGTCAGGATGTTCTGCAGCCAGAGGGTCATCCGCCGAATCGGGATGAAGGCGTCCTTCGGGTCGGTCGACGCGGGATATCCCGCGGTCCGGTTGCCCCACAGGCGCCAGCCCGCGAAGTTGATCGCGGTGACGATCCCCTGCCCGTTGAGGACGTTGCCCTGCGCGAGGCTCAAGAACACCTCGGACTCGTCCTCGAGGCAGGTGCCGTCGATCATGAGGGCCTGGTTGGAGGGCGAGACGTAGGGCACCCCGTTTGCCGCGGCGTCGACCTGGTTGGCCAGCCCCGCATAGTGGCTGCTGAGGTAGTGGACCTCGGTCCCCATCGTGACCTTGGGCCAGCAACAGACGAGGTTCTTGGAGGTGAAGCTGTTGTCGCTCTTCCAGGCCCCGGCCTCGGAGTAGTCGGCGATCTCGTACTCGTCGGGGTCGAGGTCGCAAACGACTTGGGCCTTGAACGCGCCGTTGATCGAGGCGGCCCGAGCCACCATCGCGGCCATGACCGTCGGTTCCTGACTGTAGCCCGGGGCCAGGACCATTCCGGGGGCCAGCTGTAGCCGGGGGTAGACGTCCTCGAGGGCGTAGATCCCAGTGCTCGAGATAGTACCGGCCGCTCCGATGACATCGGCCACGGTGACCCCGGTCGGGTCGAGCTTGGAGTAGGTCAGGTGAGCGAGGGGGAGGGCCCCCGTGCCCATGGCCCCGGCCGCAACGCGGGTGATCACAAGGTACCCGTCGGAGTCGTAGGCCAGGGTGTAGTCCGTGGTCAGGGTGTACGCGACGGGGGGCGTATCTCCGTCATCCAGGACCACGGTCTCATCGTCGATCGCGAAGACTTCGATCGTCTGGCTCGTCTGGCCATCCGTCCATGCCAGCGCAGCACGGGCCACCGGATCGAGGTGATCCTCGTCGTCTGGGTCGAGCACGTTGATGAAGACGGCCGGACTCACGCCGTAGAGCCCGAAGTAGACCCGCGCAAATTCTGCGAGGGTGTAGTCTGCCACCGCACCCCCGCCCAGCTGCGAGGCGTACTCGGCCGCACTCGAGCAGAGCACGGGCTTGTTCACGTTGGCCCGGACCCCGAGCACCACGGGCGCCGAGCCGATCACGACGGGCAGGCCCGCATAGGTGGAGACCGGAGGCCGGACAGAGGTAGGGACCTCAGACGTCCTGATTCCGTGTACGGTCGTGGTCATCTCGATCCTCCGGACCTACTGCGTCGACACGAGCCAATCGGCCCGCGGCACGGTCCATATAGTGGTGATGATGGCCCCCCACTGGGGCAAGGGCTGCTCGTCGAACAGCTCCCAAACCAGGGGCAGCTCCAGGCAGCAGGGGCCGAGGGTCGGGCTTGCCGTGAGCGCGCCCCGAATCCTCTGGATCACGTTCGTGAGGTCCATCCACCCCGCCGTGGCCTCGGAGTAGGTCTCCAGGCAGAGCTGGATCGTGACGGTGGAGCCGTCGGCGTTGTCGCTCCCCTTGATCGGCCGCAGGATCAGGTAGGGGATCCGAGGCTCGCCATCCTCCCCACGGGGGGGCAGCCAGCCGGCGACCATCAGCGGGGGGCGGGCTTCCTCGCCGTCGGCGGTCTCGAGCCGGACCTCGACCAGCGCCGCCGAGAGGAAGGCCTCCAGGCGGGCCATCAGGTCGTTGATCGTCATCGGGCTGCCTTCTGGAGCGCGCGGTTGATCTCGTGCTCGAGGCGGTCAGCCAGCCGCTCCGTAGCGACCTTCTCCACCTCGCGGGTCACGCTCTCGACGCCCATCATTTGGGGCACGGCAGGGCCGTACAGCGTCTCCAGCGGGAAGCGCGTCGAGCCCTTCCGCCGAGCGACGTGGAGCTTGCCGCCGAGCCGCACGACGAACGCACCGGCCAGACGCTTCCGCCCGCCCTTCCTCCTCACGCCGACGCGCAGGACCGGCTTGCCCTTGCCCCCGGTCCCCGGCTCGCTTGGCCGCGGGCCGAAGGCGAACAGGGGCACGCGGGGCGCCACGCTCTTGACCTCAGCCGACAGCTGGGACCGGGTTGCGCGGCGGAGGCTGATGGTCTTCTTCACGGCCCGCGCGCTGATTCGGTACGTGCGGCGGATCTGCTTTGCCGCCGAGGCGCGCGCCCCCTCGAGCGCCCGGTTGATGCCGCGGGCCATGGCCCGTTGCGCCTCGCCGGGCAGGTGTGCCAGCAGGCGGATCGCTCGGTCGACCTGCTCGTCCGAGTAGCCGACGGCCATCAGCCGACCTGCCGGACGAGGGTGATCTCGATCATGCCCTCGGCCTCGGAGACCTGCTCCACGTACCAGCGGGTCCCGTCCACGTCGAGCCGGGCCCCCTGCGACGGGAGGGGGATCTGCCCCGACGCCAGGCTCAGCACCCGACGCCGGGCGTCAATCCCCTCGGCCGTCCTCGGCCCCATGGTGCGCGCCGTGACCAGGTCGTCGTCGCGGACTGCCGTGACCGTGACCCCGTCGATGACTACGGCCTCCCCGAACTCCTCAGCGTTGAGGAAGGTGGATCCGACGTCGAGGGCCAGCTGGTCACGAAAGGCCGTCATGGCTCAGGCGAGGACCTGGGCCGTGAGAAAGCCATTGTTCTGGATCGGGATCGGCAGGGGCCGACTGGAGACCTTCAGCTGGCGAACCGGGGGCTCCTTCGTTACCCACGACTCCGGCACGCGCTCGGCCGGGACGAGGGCGATCCGTGCGTCATTCCCCTCGCCGGTGGCCACGCCGACGGCCCCGTAGTGGACCTCGCACCGGGCCGCGGTGCTGCCCATGAGGATCGTCTTGACCGCGATCAGAGGGTTCCCGTCGGGGTCGAGCTCGTCGTAGCCCCAGAGGTCCACGCCGCCGAGGCGGCCGACGAAGGTCGCGCCGCTGTCCATGAGCTCGGGCTTCAGCTGGCCCAGGTCCATGCGCCGGTTGTCGAGCAGGGCCTGCACCGCGGCGTTGGCCAGCAGCGCGTCCACGGCATCCGAGCCGAGAATGCACACGTCTGCGGTCAGGCCGGTCAGGGCCTGGATCGCACGGCGCCAGGCGCGCAGGTTCTTGATCGGGTCGGAGGTGCCGGCGGCCGACCACCGATCCGCAGCCGCCAGGGTCCCGATGATCAGGGTGGCGTCCCGCGGTGGGAACGTGATGGTGTAGTCGACGTCGTCGCCGAGCACATCGATCTCGCCATCAACCAGCCCGTCACGGACCATGATCTCGATCCGGCGGACGATCATATCGTCGAGGGTGCCCAGGTCCTTCCCCAGGAGGGCCTTGGCGCGGGAGTTGGCGTCCGCCCCCGAATAGATGTGCTCGCCAGGCAGGCGGCTCTGCAGGTCGGGCACGGTAAGCGCCATCTTCGGGGCCACCATGGGCGACCGAAAAGTGTGGGTGGTGAACCCGATCCGGTCCACGGCCTTGCCCGGGCCGGCGGGGGACGTGTACGGGGCCGCACGGCGGACCCCCGTCTGAATGTCCACGTCGATGTGCTCGGAGCTGTGCTTGATGCCAACCCCGTCGAAAAACATCCGGGTCAAGAACGCGCGCGCCGGAGGCATCTCCATCAGCGCCCGGGCCATGGACCTGGGATCGAAGAGCGAGATCGTCAT